AACGGTTATGCACTTGACTTGACACCTGACCGTACTGACTTCAGTCTTTATGAAGCTGATGTGCCTTTGGGTATCATTAGCCAAGACTTCCTTGTGCGGTATCGCACGAGCAGGACTTCATTAACTAGCGCCTAACATCATGGCTAAGATTGAAAGGGAAGTTCCCAATCCCGGAGTGGGCGGCAGCTATTTGTTTGACCCTAAGTCTGGGAAGCTTACACTGATCACAGAAACCGCCGCTCCTACCACCGATGGCACTGACTCGGAAGAAGTTTCTGATCGCGAAGATTGAGTCAACCTATGGGACTGACCCTAGTCCTGTCGGCGGTTCTGACGCGGTTCAAGTTACCAACCTTGAGGTAACTCCGATTGAATCGGACAATGTGCAACCTGCCTCTTATCAGGGGTTCATTGGTAACAGCACCCGCAGCACTCTGGTTGCCAACAAGCGCGTCAGCGTGACCTTTGATGTTGAGTTGGCTGGTTCTGGCACTGCTGGCACCGCTCCTGCCTTCGGTCCGCTGCTGAAGTCCTGCGGTCTGAGCGAGACGATTGTTTCTTCCACCTCGGTGACCTACGCCCCGGTGAGCAGCAGCTTCAGCTCCGCCACGATCTACTGCTTCTACGACGGCACCCGTCACAAGATTACCGGCGCACGCGGCACTGTGAGCTTCAACCTGACTGCTGGTCAGTTTGCTGTTGCCAGCTTCCAGTTCATCGGCATCTACAACGCCCCTGACGACACTGCCCTGTCTGGCTCCTTCACCGTTGCCAACCAGGCTGCTGCCATTGAGGTCAACGACACCAACGTGACCACGGCCACCTTCCACGGTGTGACCAGCTCCCGCATTGAGTCGTTCGACATGGCGCTCAACAACGAGCTGCTGTACAAGGAGACCGCTTCCAACAAAGAGGTTCTGATCACCAACCGCGCCCCTGGTGGTACGGCTGTGATCGAGGCTCCTGCTGTTGGCACTACCGATTTCTTCGCCAAGGCCGTTGCCACTGCCACTGGTTCCACCAGCCTTGTGCTGGGCGCCACTGCCGGCAATATCGTGACTGTCAACGCAGCCCAGACCGATATCACCGGTTGCAGCTACGCTGATACTAACGGCGTAATCGCGCTGTCTATGCCGTACTTGGCTCTGCCCACCACGGCTGGCAACAACGAGATGTCGCTGGTGTTCTCCTGATCTCTGTTCATGGCCTTCGTCCTCAAGAAGACTGCTTCCTACAAGTGGGAAGTCAAAGTTGAGATCCCCGTTGATGGGAATCGCTTTGAGTCTCAAACGTTCGAGGCAGTCTTCAAGAAGATCAGTCGTTCGGCCTTCAATGCTCTTGTCGAGAAGGGTGATGACGCCCTGCTTGATGGGATCCTTGAAGGCTGGGATGGCATCAATGACGAGTCCGGCAAACCAGTTCCTTTCACTGAGAAGAACAAAAAGGAGCTGTGTGACGATCCCTACGTCATGAAGGCTTTGATTCAGGCGTATGCCGATAGCGTCACTGGGGCGCCGGCAAAAAACTAAAAGACGCCGCTGAGTACTGGGCGAAAGGCGGCGTTGTAGACGAACGTGAGGCCGACCTGAAGGCTCTTGGCGCAAGCGAGGAGCAGATCGCCGCTGCACGTCTGCAAGCTGTTCAGCAGGACTGTGAGATCTGGGAGGAGAACTGGGAGGTTGTGTTGATGTTCATCCGCATGTCGACGCAATGGCACACGAGCATGGCTGGATTGACGGGACTGATCTACCCGAGTTTGGAATGGCTCTGTAAGCTGTATTCAGTCAAGGATCCTGTTGCCATCTTCGAAGGCGTGCAGGTGATGGAAATGGCTGCCCTAGCCGTTCTGAACAGCAAACGCAAATGAGCCAAACCACTGAGCTGCTGCTGAGGATCAAGCAACAGGGCGGTGAACAGCTCACGAGGTTGTCTGGCAGCTTCAAGAATCTGGGGCAACAAGCTGCGGCTGCAAATGTCAATTTCAAAGAAGTATCTGATGAACTGAGAAAGATTCAGCAGACTTCCGCAAACAGCATCAATAATCTCAAAGGTTATGCAAATGCATGGCGCGAGATTGCAAATAGCGTTGAGATTGGAACTGCTGAATTCAAGCAAGCAAACGCTGAAGCCGCGAAGCTTGAGGCGCAACTGAGAAAGGTTCAGCCTGGTGGTGGCACTGGTCGCCTGATGGGGCTTGCCCGAGGCGCTGGCACCGTTGCTGCTGCTGGTGTGTTTGGTGGTCCGCTTGGCGCTGTTGGCGCTCTGGCTGGCGCACCGTTCGGTCTTGCTGGTATGGCTGCTGGTGGTGCGATTGGCGCCCAGGCCGGAATGATGGGACAGCAGGTGGCAGGGCTGGCCAGCTATACCGCCTCGATTGAAAAGCAAAGAACAGCTTTGCGACTGGTTACCGAAGATTCGGTGTCGTACCAGCAGGCTCTTGATTTCATCAATACAACCAGTCAGCGGCTGGCGATTCCGCAGGAGCAGATCACGAGGCAGTTTACTCAACTGTCCGCCTCTGTTCTCGGCGCTGGTGGCAACGTACGCGATGCCGAAAAAGCTTTTCTTGGTATTGCTGCTGGTATTCGCGGCACTGGCGGCAGTCTTGAGGACATGGACGCAGCTTTGCGTGCCACGGCTCAGGTGTTCAGCAAAGGCAAGGTCAGTGCTGAAGAACTTCGTCAGCAAATTGGTGAGCGTCTGCCTGGTGCATTCACCCTGTTTGCCAAGTCTGTAGGCATGACGCCGCAGGAGCTGGACAAAGCCCTTGAAAAAGGTCAAGTCAGCCTGCAGGACTTTGGGTTGTTTGCCGAAGAACTGTTCAAGCGTTATGGGCAAAACGCAGAAATTATTGCCAAAGGACCGCAATCTGCTGGTGATCGTTTGCAGGCTTCGTTGTCGAAGTTGAGCGAAAGTGTTGGCCGTTTGCTTGCACCAATTGGCGCCGCATTTCAAAGCATATTTGCCGACATTGTTACTTCAATAACAGCAGCCGCAAATGCTCTTGCTCGCTTCATGGGGATGAAATTTTATGATCCAGAGCGCATCAAGCAATTAGAGCAAACCATTAGAACGCAGACTGCACTGCAAGTAGGCAGAACAGGGAAAACCGCCATTGCTGGCGCGGCAAATATTGCGCGATTGGAGAGAGAACTAAAAGAGGAAAGATCGCGAATACCCACGACTGGCATTGGCGGAACGCCCAAACCCAGCAATCTGCCTGGCATTGACACAACTGGTGGCGGCGACTCCAAGTCAATCCTGAACAAATTGCAGTCTGACTTTTCGCGTTCTATTGCTGTACTTGGCCGTCAATTTAACAATCAAACCCGTAAACAATTGCTCAACGATGTTTTGGTTACTGAGGAAAAAATTACAGCCGCGCTGAAAAAAGGCAATCTTGATGAAGCTGAAAGGCTGAGAATTGTTCAGCGACGCAAGGCTCTGGAGATTACCCGCGATGTTTTGATTAACGAAGAAAGTGCGCTGGAGGAAAAAATCTTCCAAGGCAAGCAAAAGGGTCTTGATGTAACGAACGCTCAGATCCGCCTTGATGCAATCAGGCTTGAGCGAGAGCAGGCTGTGGCCGATATCAGAAAACTTGACAATGATGAACTGGCAAAAACAGTTGCATTCTTGGATCAAATTAAAGAAAAGCTGCCCACCTATAAAGGTGGTGAGGTTGAGCAGATAACTGTTTTCGGAAAGATGAAGGAAGAGATTGATGCGCTAAAGCAATCGTTCGAAGACCTTCAGCCGCGCTTGACCGATCTAGCGGGCAGTTTATCGACCAGCCTTGGCACTGCATTTAGCAACCTTGTGTTTTCGGCGCAATCAGCGCGTGAGGCGCTTGGCACCTTGTTCCAAGACATTGCCAAATCATTCCAGAACATGGTGATTCAAATGATCACCGATTACCTGAAGCTGCAAATTATGACCTTCTTCAGGAACATTTTTGCCCCTGCACCGGTCAGTGTCGCTGGCAATTATTTCGGCGGTGGTGCGCCCAGCATGTTCACCAACCCTTCGTTTGGTGTCGGTACTGGAAGCTTTACAGGCTCGTTGCTGCCCAGCTTTGCAATGGGTGGAATCATGACCGCCAACGGTCCACTGAAGCTTCGTCGTTATGCCGCCGGTGGTATTGCCAATAGCCCTCAACTGGCTATGTACGGCGAAGGCAGCCGCCCTGAAGCCTATGTGCCTCTGCCTGATGGCCGCAGTATTCCTGTGACGATGAAAGGCGGTGGGGTCGGTAATGTTGTGGTGAATGTCGATGCCAATGGCAGCAATGTTGAAGGCAATGGTCAACAGGCCAATGCACTTGGCAAGGCAATCGGCATCGCCGTTCAGCAAGAGCTGATCAAGCAGAAACGTCCTGGAGGCTTGCTTGCGTAATGGCTACTTTCAACGACGCCACTGTTGGCACCAGCACAGGCGGCACCACGCCTGATTTCGGTGCATCACGCAAAAGCCAACCTGTTGTCCGCAAAGTGCAATTTGGTGATGGTTATGAGCAACGTTTGACTTATGGGTTGAATCAAAACCCACGCGTTTGGGATCTGACTTGGACGGCAAAGGACAGCACGGATGCCGATGCCATTGAGGCGTTCTTTGATGCACGCGCTGCTGACAATGCCAGCTTTGATTGGACGCCATTGGATGAAGCAACGGCCTACAAGTGGGTTGTTGAAAGTTGGTCGCGTGATCTGCGTTACGCCAATGTGAATACCATTACGGCTACTTTCCGCCAGGTTTTCGAACCTTAAACTACTAGTACAGGAGACCACCCATGAGCACCATCGTTACCAGAGCCGGCAAGGGTTCACCCCTTACCCACGCTGAGGTGGATGCCAACTTCACCAACTTGAACAATGCGTCTCAAACTATTTTTATTGCTGGCACCACAACGCTGACTAATCAAGCAGTTGCTCTGTCAGATTTCAGTTCCACTGGTTTTTCGTGGTTTGAGGTAACAACGGCAAATAGATTTAACAGAATTCGCCTAAATTGTTACGTTGCCACCTTATCGGCCAGCGTTAATACGCCCATTATTTTTCTTCAATACAGCACAGATACTACGACTTGGACGACAATCGGTAGTGGTAGCGGCAGTGATGTAATTTCGCTTGCTTCTACCGGTACAAAAGTCACAAGCTGGATCACGCTCCCCGCTGGCGCTGTTGGTACGGACATCTATTTCCGCGTCGCCATGCAAGGTGGTGATGCCGTTGCCGACCCCGTTGTTCGCGGCTTGGCAGTCTCACTTGAATGGGTCTGATGAGGTATAAATAATGGCCGATCAAAACCTTTATGTTGCTGAAGGCTATTGGGTTTATGGCTACGCCGTAGGCGAAAGCGATTACGCATTAAACAGCGAATTACAAGCAATCAATCCAAGCGCCATCATCGAACTATTCGAGATGACCCTGGATACAACCCTGCACGGCAGCAGCGACACCTACCGCTGGCACAACGGCTGCAACGCAGACATTACTGGCAACATCGTTTGGAACGGCAACGCTTACACCCGCCTGCCCGTCAAGGCCGACGGCTTTGAGTACAGCAACACCGGCACGCTGCCCCGCCCCACGCTGACTATCAGCAACTTGGATGGCACGATGACCACGCTGCTGTTGCTGGTCAACGCCACCACACCCGGCAATGACCTTGGTGGCGCCACGGTCAAACGCATTCGCACCCTGAAGAAATACTTAGATGGCGAGACTGCCGCCGATCCAAACGCCAAATTCCCCGATGAGGTTTGGTACGTAGACCGCAAGGCAAGCGAAAACCGCGACTCGGTGAGCTTCGAACTGGCCAGCAAATTCGATCTGGCTGGCGTCATGCTGCCCAAACGCCAAATCATCGCCAACATTTGCCAGTGGAAATACCGCAGCACCGAGTGCGGCTATACCGGAAGCAACTACTGGGACATCAACGACAACGTGGTGGGCACACTGGCACAGGACAAATGCGGCAAACGTCTCAGCTCCTGCAAGTTGCGTTTCGGCGAAGTCGCTGAACTGCCATTCGGATCCTTCCCAGGCGCTGGCCTGACCCAATGAAACTCAGCAAATCCATCCAAGAGGCTGCCCTGGAGCACGCCAAGGCGGAATTTCCAAGGGAATCCTGCGGCTTGGTCGCCGTGGTCAAAGGCCGCAAGCGGTATTTTCCGTGCCGCAACATGGCCGAAACACCAGACGAGCACTTTGTACTGGATCCTGCCGACTACGTTGCCGCCGAGGAACAGGGCGAAATCGTGGCCGTGGTGCATAGCCACCCCAAAACAAACCACGCCCCATCCCAAGCCGACCGTGTTGCCTGCGAAAAATCCGGGCTCCCCTGGCACATCATCAACCCGCAAACTGAGCAGTGGGGCTACTGCGAACCCAGCGGCTTCGAACTCCCCTACGTGGGACGCGAGTTTGTCTTCGGGATTGTGGACTGTTACAGCCTGTGCCGCGACTGGTACAACCGCGAATTCGGCCTCAACCTGAGCGACTACGACCGCCGTGACGAGTTCTGGCTGCGGGGTGAGAATTTATACCTAGACAACTTCGCCAACGAAGGCTTTTACCCCATCCCCCTGGAAGAACTGCAGTACGGCGATGCGATTCTGATGCAGCTTGCATCACCGCTACCCAACCACGCCGCCATCTATTTGGGCGACCAGTTGATCCTGCACCACCTACAAAGCCGACTCAGTAGCCGTGATCTGTACGGCGGTTATTATTTGAAGAGCACCGCCCGAGTCCTGCGGCATGAAAGTCGTTAAGGTCTACGGCGCACTCCGCAAAAAGCTCGGCCAGTGCCGCTTCCAGTTTGAAGCCGACACGCCAGCCCAAGCCCTCAAGGCACTTTGCGTCAATTTTCCCGGCCTTGAAAAGTGGCTGCTGGATAGCGAAAAAGACGGCGTTGGTTATCGCGTAACCCTCGGAAAAGAAAAAATTACTGAACAAAATGCAGCGTTAATTGTCGGTCCATGGAGTGAACGTGAAGTTTTTAGCATCACTCCCGTGTTGGCCGGTGCAGGTGGTTTGGGTGGTCAAATTGGTATTGGCGTCGGCTTGATTGCACTTTCGTTTTTGTTGCCAGGCGCTGGTCTGTTTGGCGCAACCAGTATTTTTGGAGCCACAGCAGCTACAGCAGGCACCGCTGGTGCATTAACAACTTTGGGCGTTGCGCTCAGCGGATTAGGCGCATCTCTTGTGTTGGGTGGCGTCGC